TGGCATCAGCCGTTGGAAACACCACTACAAAGTCCTCCGACGATGCCGTTTTATCTGAACCAAAATCCAAGACCACTACCGCAGGGTTAGTTAAAGAAATAGAAGTGGTATTAGGAGTGGTGTTATAAATTAAGGCCCCTCTAGCTGTAATCGACACGTTGGACCAAGTTTCGTCTGTAAAATCGGTCAGAGCGGTAGTGCCTGAAGACGTTGGGTCTACGGGGGTTAGAGCCTGGCCCCCTGCCGTATAGTTAGTTCCACTTGTTTCGTTAGTGGTTGCATAGGCTGTCGTGGCCGCCGTAAGCGACGCGGAGCTTGTGTAAAGCGCCATTTTAAAAGTGTCGCCGCTAGAAGCGTCGAAGTCGTGTGCGCCAAGCAGTAATTCTTTCTTAAAGCTGGTGCACATGAAGTTTCCGGTAAACGCCATGGTCACAGTCTCCTTATGTGGTTAGCAAGCTCAGGGTGGCCTGCGTCGGTTAAAGCATTATACACAGCGGTTCTATCGGACTGAACCGCTTCGCTAATATAAAACTCCAAGGTTTTTAGTAATTGCCTGCGGAAAGCACGGGCTTGTGCTTTAATAACAGGGTTTGCGTCATCAGAAATCTCAATTATTGTCTTGGCGCATCTTTCCGCTACCTCTTCCGGCGTAAACCTTTTTCTGCGTGTAATGTTTACCTCCGCGTGGAAGGTTGCTATAGGTTCTACCTGTAAAGGGGAAATACTCATTGTTTAGGCCTTATTACCTGCCCCGTTCGGTACTCATCCGTCACTTCTTTCGCCTCACCAAACAGTTTCATTCCAGTAACCGCCTCGGCAAAGCGCTTCTCATACAAAGCCATCATGTCTTGTGAACCTTTCATATAAATATAAGCTTCCAGCAAAGAACCATACAACAAAGCTATTTCCGCGTTTGTACTAAGCCACGTTGTTCCGCTACTTGCACCCGCAGTAAGGCTGGTGGGTCTGTAAAAATAATGAAGCTCTACCGAATAAGCACTATTTGGTGTAGGCCCTAAAATAAAATTATCAACGTCAAAAGTTGCATAAAAGCGAGGAGGTCCTGTTGTGGAGGCATTTGGATTAAACGACTGAACAAAATCTGGATCTTTAAACTGTAAAAAAACGTGATCGCTGCTGCTGTTTATAAACGACAACGAAAAAGGTGCTAAAAAATCGGTGGGCGCTGCTAAAAATCGGTTGCTGGAAGTCATCGCGCCGCTAACATTCTTTCTAAACAAACTTAGTTGGACGTTTTTTAAAATTCTTTCCTCCGCCTGAGTAATAAAAACAGGCAGATTGGTTACAAAAGACGTTTCGGTGTTCTCCGTATAGTCTTGGATAGCTTGTTTTAGCTGTGCATAAGTAAAACTCATATTGTCACCGTCACTGTTCCAACTTGACCACGGCCTTGTATAGGCCCTAAAGTAGGAGCGACCACTAGAGGCACTCCCACGTAAACATCCAAAGGCTCTATCCTGTCAGGACGTGCGTTTTGAAGTGCTTCGGGATCAACTACCTTACGGAAAGGCCCTAATTGAGGCTGCTTTGGCTCAAACTCGTCTGGACCCACCAAAAGCCCGTTCCATTCCTTTTTCATTAAACGATAAGGGTAACGAAACCCTGACCTGTCGGAAATAGCCCACGCATTTTTTCCAGAAGCAAATTTAGCCATCAACCTACCCTGTAATAATCAAAATGGGGGGCAACATTAAAAGAGGCTCTGTCTCTATCCTCTACCGCAGCTCTTTCAAACTCTTCTTCATACACACCTTTTAACATCTCGACACGGTTTGGAGCACGTTTTAACGCAATATAGTAAGCTAACCCTGCGGCTAAACAAGGGTAGAACCTAAAAGGTAAGTCTAAGGTGTTAATATAGGTGTCGGCGTCGTCCATGCGCGTTAAAGCATCATAATAAACAACATCGGTGCTATTGTCGGGGACAGGCCATAACTTCAAGTTAGGGGTAACTTGCCTGTCCAAAAAGAATTGATTAACGCGACCCTGGGTTGTTTTGTTTGGAATAGTGAGAAAGCCATCTCTACTCAAGCGCAATAACGAATAATCGGTACTATCCCGCTTAACGACCACGGACAAAACGTCAATAACGTCCGTACCAATAGCGTAGGCACCTGTTCCAGTAACCATCGCAAGAGTGCGCTGCTTGATAGTCCACTGGTTAAGGCCGCGGTTTGCCCAGTCCGCCAGTAAAAGGTTTAAAGACCGCTTTGCAGATTTTAAATCATAACCTGCCCGTACTTCAAGACCGCACCGTTCAAAGGCTTCTTCGACATATTCGGCAACGTCTAGTTCAAAATCGGTGCTTCCGGATGTAGCCATAGACCATACCTACCTTTATTTTGGCATAATAAATAACATATTAGCCTTTTTTACCCCTCTTGTCTTTTTATATCTTTTACAAGCGGTAATTCAACCCGAGGTCAAAATCTGAGCCTAATGTGTAAATCTGAAGCTTATTTGCTTTACCTTTTACTTTAATAGGCTCAAGCTCTTTTAACAAATAATTGCAGTTTCTTGCAGTTTTGTCTCCAATGATTATATCAACCCCTACGTCTTTTGTAGAGGACTCATAACGCGCAGCCTCGTTCACCGAATTGCCAATAGCGGTATAGTCAAAGCGTTGAGATGACCCCATGTTGCCTATAACCGCCCACCCTGTCTGTACTCCGACTCCGATTGCTATATCCGCCTCCATCGTCCCATTTAACGCCTTAACTCTTTCCTGTATTCGTACCGCAGCTTCAATTGCCCTGTTTTCATGTTCCGGCAAGTCCAGGGGGGCCGAAAAAATCCCCATGCAAGCATCTCCGATAAACTTGTCAACCATTCCACCTGCCCGTTGTATTTCTTCAACTTGAACGGTCAAGGTGGCGTTCATAATTTCCGTAACCTCCTCTGGGGTTAATTTTTCGCTCATTGAGGTAAATTCACGTAAATCAGTGAATAAAAACGTACAATACCGCGTTTCTCCCCCTAATTTAAGCAATTTTGGGTCTTTTTGTAGCAATTTTACCTGTCTAGGGTCTAAATAATGCTCGAACTGCTTCTTAATCTGCTGTCTCAGCTTAAATTGTTTCCGAAAATTCAAATAAAACGCCGTAGATGCCGTTAAAAACTGTGAAACAATCGTCCAAGTAACGTCGATCAAAACCCCTTTTTGTATCAAATACACACCTAAATAACAGGTAGAAGCTGTTATTGCGCCCGCTAACACTAATCCCCACGTTACGCTTAACAGGTTCAATAAAACCCATACTAAAGACACTGTTATAAGAAAAATACCCAACTCCGCGGACAGGGCGTAATCAGGGATATAAGGGCTGTTTTGTACCAGCATTGATTCAGCTAAAGCAGCCTGAATGTAGTGCGGCTCTAAAAGACCTACGGGCGTTGCAATTTGGGGCATTACCCCTGAGGCCGTCACGCCAACGAAAACAAACCGCCCCGTTACGTCCATTTCCTTTAGAGAGGTTTCGTGTGGAACAGTCCAACTGATCCACTTTCGCCCTAGACTGTCCGTTTTGACGGGAGGTATTCCGCGTACGGCTATTTCTTGTATGCCGTTTTCATTAGTAGTGATGATATAAGTGCTTGAACCGGTTAAGGACTTTAACACTTGTGTGCCAAACGAGGCGACCCACCCGTCAGGACTTCTGAGAAGAAGGGGGATTCTTCTAACAAGAAGGTCTAATTCGGTGGGGGCTACGGCAATACCTTCTAGCGTGTTTTCTGTTAACCGGCTAAGATTTTGCTTGACCCCTGAAGATAATATCCCGCCAATATCCTCACCTTTAAGGACAACGCCTGTTGGTGCAGGGAACATACCTTTGCCGTCTTCAAACATCGCAATTACAGAACTGCCTTGCCCCAAAGCAGCGGCAAAGTCGTTATCTCCCCCCAGCCTGTCCGCTTGCGGAAAAGAGATGACCCAACCAACGCCTGTTGCGCCTTTTGCTAATAACTCTTTATGTATCTCGGCTAAACGCTGTCGTGGAAAAGGATACCCACCCTCTCTTTCAACGTCTTCCTCAGTGATACTAAGGACGGTAAAGTTCCCGGAAGGTTCTTGCGGGGCTACAAAAGCGTCAAATGTTTTTAATTTTAATACTTCAGTCGGCATGAATTGCATAAGCAAAGGGGTTGCAAGTACCGCAAGTATTATAAATATCAGTCTTTTCATTAGCTACCTTGACTTATCTTTATGGAGCTGTTGCTTCCACCATTGATGGTTATCACCCTGGACACGCCGTCTTGCACAAAAATAATTGTATAGCTTCCCGCCTTATCTATGTCTATTCTGGTTGAATCGCTAACATTTCTTTGCAGAGTCAATATTTCTCCAGTCATGAACGTGGTAATTTGGGTATCCTTGTCCTGCCCGAAGGTCGTACCAACAATTTTTACTGCGCCAGCGTCTTGCAGGGCGTCTTCTTGTTTAGCGACCTCCAGGGCGTCTAATACATTTAGCATGTCTTCTAAAAAATTTACGTCTAAATAGTTAATATCTAGCTCAGTAAACTCCCAATCACCCTCTGTCAGTAAATCTTCCTCTAAGTAATCTATGTCTAAATCGTTAAAATCTAGTAGGTTAGCCGACTGTGTTGTTTGTTGTTCTATAAAATTTTCTTTTTCTTTTGGTGGCGAAACAATAAGCATGTTGTCAATAAGTTCTAGCGTCAGGTCCAAAATAACGGGCGCAGAGGGTGCGGATTCAAACACTGATACAGTGGTAGCCTCATAAGGCTTGTTAAGAAGTACACTTCCCATTGCCGTGACCACTTCAATTTCACCGCTAGATAACCCTAGCGCATCCGGTAACAGAATAATAAGTGACCTACCCAGCTCATCTACTGTCGCAGTGAACATCGTTCCGCGAATTGCAATATTTGCCGTTGGTGTACGAAGGGTGATGTTTTGCTTGGCAATCCTACTAAGGTTGCCGGTAATGAACCTAGCTGTTCCTAGCCCAAAAGTAAGCGCCATCTTAGATTTAGAAGGGTCGGGGTCGTATATGTATTCGTCTATTGTTAGCTGAGAATGCTCGGTCAGGCGGACAGTAGAATCATCAAGAAAAGTAATGGCCATGCGACCATTATGGGTAATAGCCTGGTCGTTACTTTCTATAGCAAAATTTACTTCTGCACTATACGGTTGATCTCTGACTATTTGCGCTTGCCCGTTTAACTCCGATACATCGCCAATATTAACAGCTTGTGCTTGTACCTTGGTCGTTTTGGGAAACGCAAACAGTGCCAGCAGAACCAATAGAGGTAATTTTAAGCCAATCATTGTTTAGGGTGCTTTGCTGAGATATTGTAAATGTTCTATCACTACCCGTGTGATCCAAATAAAAGTAACCTCCCGAAGATGCCGTGACCCCATCACCGTCATAGGTAACCGTGTTATCCGAGCCATCAATATCCATGTAATTTGTTGCTCCATCTATATCAATATTAGAGGTAACCGTGTTATCCGAACCTTGAATTACCCAATCTAAATCAAGCGTTTCAGCTAAAGCGTTAACAGCCTGGTTTAATGTTATAGTATTGCCATTGCCTGATACATCTACATTCTGGTCAGAGCTGTCTGCGCCGTAAGTATTAAGGGGGTCTACTTGAATTGTGAATGTATTGGTGTCTCCAGTGAACTCATAAAACCCCGTGAAGGAATCTGCCAAAATATCGCCTAGAAATATATTGGTATCGCCAAGCATGTTTATATCCAACGTCATGGTTGCACCGTCTAAGTCAAAAGCGGTAAGCGTACCTGCTACTGATTGCAGCCCCCCAATGATATTGGATTGCCCCAGTTGTTCTAGGTCTATATTTGCCGTTGCGCCGGACTGATCAAGATAAATTTCATTATCCGCAGCTTGGGTGTTACCGCAAAGCATAATTGCACAAAATAAATTAATTAATTTCTTCATGTGTCCAAAACCTCCTCTCGTAGCCAATGTTTATCAATTCTAAGACCGCCCCTTCTACGGCTTTCATTAAAGAAATTGTCCCCGACTCATTTCGTGAATTGCCTAACTCTATTTCAATGAGCTCCCTTCCTCGCTCTATAAACTTAAAAACATCTTCGGATTGGCCATAACTAAAAATAGTTTTCTGGCTTAACACTTCTATAAGAATTTCACCCGTAGCTACCGACACCATCCGTAACGATACGGTTACGTTGTCTTCACGGTACTGAATGCTTTTTCCTATACCGAGGTATCTAGCACCTATCCCGCCCGTAGTCAAGTTTGTATCATACGCTATCACCGCACCCTCTAGCAATACTCCAGCAAACAACAGCGGCATCAATGTTTTTTTACCCTTATTGTCCTGGAGTTGTTCTCGCGCTGAACGGATCAACTGTCTTTCTTTGGTAAGATTATCTAACCCCACACGCTCCACGACTCTAAAAAACTTCCCGTGACTGGCGTGTTTTAATGCTCTAATCAGAAGGGAAGAAGGTTGTTGGGTCAATGCCGTGGAGAACAGTGCAAACTCTGAGTTACTTTTGCGTTGTCCTGTTTGGTCTGTAAAAGAATTGGGATAAACGGCAACAACAGGCATAACCAGGGGCGGACGGACGCCAAGCAGTTCTTTAGACTGCAACGCCTCTATTTTGACTACGTTGTTTTCTTCAAACCTTTGGTTGTACGTGTCCTCAAACTGGTCAAAAATTGAACAGCTAGAAAGTAAAAGAACCAATAGGTAAGCTAATTTCCGTAATATTTGCATCTGCGTCCGTTATTATTAAGGTTATAAAGCCATTTTCACTAGCATAGGTAATCGTATTTCCCTCAAGCTCTATTGTTCCGCTTGTGCTTGGCGTTTCGCCAAACAAGTTTTCTACCAACTGGCGCGAGAGTTGTGCATAAATTCTGGACTCAAGGTTTCGGATAAAACGAGACAGAGTGGTGTTATTTTTATCACGTTCTACGGCTTCTAGTAAGGCCGCAACTTCCTCTTTAACAGATAAAACGCGATTAAATTCTTGGTTCTCAATTGTTAGGTAGTGGCTGGATGTATTGGTGCCACTAAATGAGGGCGACTTAAATCGGTGCGTAAGGGTGTCGGCTAGTGCTGCGCCTATTACCCCGTGCAATAATAAAACAGCCAAAAACGACAACCAAAACACGCCGACCCAATATTGAAACTTTTGGTCAAATTTAGCTGTTTTATTCATCATTGCTTTGCTCACGCAATTCCAGCACCGTATTGACTTTTTCTTGCAACCGTATCATGTCTTGATCTAACAACCTTAGTTGGTCGGTTAGCCTGATAGCGGTGGTTTTCATGTCTTGAACAGCAGGACCGATTACATTGGTAATTGTTTGCCACACAAAATACACAAAATACCCAAGACCTATCACCATGATTACTGGAAAGCCAAACTCTGCAACCAATTGTGCTATGTCCATTAATCCCGCCTTGCGTCTATCTTCCCATCTTCGACAAAGTTCTCTGCTCGGGCAATTCGCTGTAAATCTGGTGAAATATTTAGTGCGCTAGAGACAGAGGTGTCTATGCGGATCATGTCGTTGTTCATAATAGAGGCTCTGGTGATAAGCATTTTGGTGATGCCTTTTATGGTATTAATCTCACCTACCAGGCCATCCATCAGTTGCTTCATTACCAAAAAAATAAAATAAGCCATAATTAAGCCACTGGCTATAGGCAGACCAAGTTCCGCGACCAAATTAAAGGCTTCCAACGCTAGTCTTCGCCTTGTTAGTTAAGAAGTTTCAGTACGCGCTTATTAAGCGTGAAACGCTGTAAGAGTTAAAAAAGTAGATACAGTGTATTGAATATATATCCCGGAACTAAATAATACACCTGACTCTGGAATTACTACATCGCGTGTTGCATCAGCATCGCCTACAGAACTTAACCCCATAAGGCTTGTCCCAGAGGGGGAGGTGGTTAAAAGATCCACCGTTCCTGCCGTAGCTGTACTTGTGAGATAAATACCTTTTAATCGACTTCTACCTTCAAATATTACATCTGCGGCTGAACCGTTTACTCCTGCTGAAACATTACCTGCTGGATTACCAACGGCTGATATTCCAGAAATAGTTAAAAAGTATTTACTTCCAGTGGCGGTTCCCGCATTAGCTCCAGTGATTGACTCAGTTTGAGCGTCACTGTTCACATCAGTGCCCGTAACCGTAAAAGATTTAGCGGAATCATTACCAGCAGAAAGAATAGTAACTACCCTCCCGTGACTTAATGCGACAGCACCGCCAGAGGCTAGTGCGCCCCCTATTACAAGTGCGGCATTATTTCCAACGGCTGCTGCGACAGATATGCCATCTGCATCTAAGGCCACTGTATCCGCAGTAATTGTAACTGCTATTACATCTGAACTAGCCATTGTCTTTCTCCCGTATGCGTAATTGGACGGGGCCAAAGCCCCGTCCAGGATTAATCAACTACTAGCTATCAACAAACGGAGTAGCCAATGTGCCATCGCCCATGAGGAAAGCCTCAACAAACCAAGTCGTGGTGTTTACGCCCATCAGCCGGATAAACCCGCCTGTTAGCCAACCTTGCTCGACAGCGCCTAAGTCAATAATGTCATTTGAGGCTGCTGGGTGAAAGTTATCTGTTTCGCCAATCTCACCCGTGTCAAACAAAAAAGCGGTCCCAAGAAACCCATCGGTTCCGTCTGTGGTAGCAGTTTTAATTTGGCCCACCCCTGTGAAAGTTGTTTCAACCAGGAACTGGTAATTAACCCCCGCGGCGGGAGTTGGCAGTGTTACGACAATTCCAGCGGCGCGATTAAAGCCAAAAGTAGTGCCTGAATCAGCCGAGGTAATTGTTTTTGTTGCTGCTGTAATAGACTCATAATCAGAGAGGATATTAGCCGCTCCGGTTAGCTTCAGGGTGCCTGTGCCAGACACGTTTCCGCTTGAGTCTACGTCAAAATTGTTTGTGACCGCTCCGGTTACAGCAGTTTTGGTTATTTGCTCAAAACCGCCTTCAGACCGAACGGGGCCATTAAAAGTTGTGTTTGCCATTAGATTGTCCTCACATGCGAGTTACGGAAAATCTGTCTGCATATCGTCAGTCGGGACTGTCAGATTCACCGGATAATTTCCCGATTAAATTAAATATACCATAACATGCAGCAACATTAACTGTCAATATTCAAAAAAAAAGGGAGCCGAAGCCCCCTTTTTAATACAACACTTTACCGCTAGGTTACGCAGCGCCAGGAGTACCGAAACAAGTCCTCCAGTCAGATACCCCGAAAGAGTACCGTTCTCTGGCCTTAAACCGCATGTTACCAGTATCAAAATCTCCTTCCATTGCCGTTTTAATAGGCGAACGGTTAAAGTATTTGAAGCCGTTAGGCGCATCAGTCTTAATAAAGAAGGCGTCTGTATCAGTGAGGAAGTGGTTTACCACCGCACCGTCTGGAAGCATTCCCATAGACTTTACTGCATTGTTGTCGTTATCCGCAGTGCCCGGACGCAGGTTCGAGTTCATAACTCGTTCTGCGATAAACTGAAGCTCTTTAGGAATAAGGAGCTTCATGCCGCGAACAGCGATCTTCAGACCACGCTCATCCGTCAAACCAGCAACATCAATCAGCATCTGTTCCAACGAAGTTTCGTTGAGGTCAGCAGCAGTTGACAAGACGTTTGATTGACTGCCCGAAAGAGACGGGTGAGATGCGGAACAAAGTGCTACACCATCGCCAATTGCATCAACACCTGCCGAGAACGCATTGTTCAAGATAGAGGCTGCTTTAATTTGCTTAGTCTGTGCCATGGAGCGGGCAAGCGCTTTGGTGTATCGCGAGGCAAGCCGATCATAAAGATTATCTTCAATTGCTTCTTCGGTAATGCTGAAAGCAAGAGCGATAGTCTCTGCGACATACCGGGCTGTATAAGTTTCTTGAGCGTCGTCAAAACTGATGGACTGTCCTTCATTTTTAACAGGTGCCGTTGAGAAACCCCCTAGCATAACCTCTTCTTCAAAAGCTCTGTCCGAAGACTCT